GTGTTAGATATCTGTTGAAGGTTGTAGCGTTCTTGATGAGGCGACTGTCAGAACTGAATAACAGTCTGACATTCTCTAGTGTAGGGTTCTGCTCGAACTCAATATCAATAGCTACGAGGTCAGCCGGGGTCTCTTCTTCATCTTCTTGTCTGAAGGACTTCCGGGTGTCCATGATGTGGGAACGCATGGTGTCGAACTGAGGGTACTTTGCTTTTAGTGCCTCAAAATCAAACTGGTGCCCTGAGTCTGTAGCTAGGGCCTCATCGATCTCACGCTTCGCATCCCTGATCTGTTTGGTGCGTACACGTTCACGATCTCTATGTTTGTTCGCATCAATCGTTGCCTTGGTATTGAGGATACTCACGTGCGTCTTACGGCGTATCTCTCGTACCTCATTGGTGTTACCAAGGGCACCCTTACCACCTAGGTCAATCCAATCGAATGCCTTCAGGTAACGCTCATCGTTGGTCTCCATTGCTTTGAGTACAACGGCATCAACCACAGCAGACCGGAAGTCCAAGTGGTTCATGGCTACGAAGTCTTTACGCTTACGTAGGTCTGTGATGCTTGCCACCATCTGTTCTGGTGTAGAGTTATCGATATCAAGGAAACCAACGATCTCATTCTTAGTGTTATCGATGGTCTGAGCCTTCACACGTGAGGCAACACCTTCAGCATGTTGGGCAGCAAGTCCAGCCTCTGAGGATGTGATCTTCTCTAACCACTGTGCCTCAAAGTTATCCGTTTGCTCACCCATCTCAGCCATCTTCTTGGCTCTGAACTCAGTAGCAAACGCATCAAAGGATTTAGCATCAAGTGAACCAGCAGCTTCCGACTCAGCGTATGCAGCCTTGAGTTCAACACCATAGTCCTGACCCGCTAGGCGACCACGTTGCTCTTCAAATTCTTTCCAGTACCAAGGGTTCTCTGTATCCTGTATTAGGCCTTGGCTCACTGCCTTCTGAAGGCCCATGGCGTTAGCTAGGAGTGCAGCCTTCTTACCTTCAACTGTACCCTCTTGCTCATCCAGCTTGGCCTTCTCATCACGCTTCTTCTCAGCATACTTACCAAGTTCAGGAGCGAGGGATGAGAGGGCATCAGCAAGACCAGCAGCAGATCGCCCAGCGTTCCTGTTAGCAGGTGCAGCTTGGGTGAAACCATTTACTAAGGATACAGACGCCTTGTAACCCGTCTTAGTTAATTCAGTCATCAGTAATCCAGTGTGGTTTCATAGCGTGGACCTAGGCTTGGCTTCTGTACATCTGGCTTATCGATCTTCATACTGGTGTACTGACCAAACATCTTCCCACCAGCCGCCAATGCGGTTCCCAAGTAATCTGGGGTAGGTGGTGCAACCAACTGTGCATTCTTAGAGTCAGCCTGTAGGTGAATCCCGGTGATCTCCTTGTTCCGCTGTTGTTTCATGCGGTTCAGGTTGTCATCGATCTGGGCTTCGTTCTTGCCCTGTTGGCGTGAGAAGTCACCCATCATCACCTTCACACTATTACTATCTAGTGCGAGACCAGCTTCACCAGATGCTACACGTGCGGTTGCCTTTGCTTTAGCAGCCTCAATAGAAGCATCTTCCTTTGCAACTAAGGCTGCATCGTAGTCTTCGGTCTCTTGGTTCATTACCTGTTGGATATTAAACGCACGGCCTTTCTCGTTGGCCTGTCGTTGTCTCTCGTTGGCTGCTGTTTGTTCATCAGCGGCGGCAGTCTGTGACATCATGGTTGCAGCAGCACTGGCAGCAGTAAGTGCCATCATTGCGATGGTTGCAGGTTCACACATCTTGTATCCTATAAAATCCAGTGAAGGGGGTGCCGTTGACATCAATGGTCTTCCCCAAGCTAAACCCGCACCACAACAACCAGCTTATGTGTAGTTTATTGAATGATGCTGCGTAGTTTAGGAGTAGGGGGAATGGGCCAGCCTCATGTAAGGACTTAACCGCTCCACTTGATTCCCTTAAAAATGTAAGGGATACATCTACTAACTTATCTGACCCAAGGAGCCACGGGTGGCCAATCAACGGTTCAGGCCCCGGTGCCACACCGTACATAGCCACAGGTTCACCTTGGTCATTGCATATCGTTTTACAAATCAGACTGTCATGCAGTCCGTTACTCAAGGCTTCCTCTGGGCGTGATGATGCAGCAGCGAGTTCACGCTGGTCAGCATCCCGTAGCCTAGGAGAAAGCCAGAGAACGTCATCAACAGACGAACTTCTGGCATGTCTCATATTTAAACCCTTGTTGCTCTTGTGGTGTACATTGCTTCCCACTCTGCGCCTTGGAAGGAACAGGGGAACATGGATGAAGAGATAACCTCTACGGTTACCTCAGTGTTACGAGACCCGATTGGGATGTAATAATCACCATCTTCTAGGGAAGCAGAACCGATCACATTATTGTTTGATCCTGTTACACGCCCCGTAAAGGTGTATGTATATGGATCAGAGTACTCAGGAGTTACGACCACTTGGAAATAACCAGTGGCTGCATATTTCAGTGTCATCTGACCAATCTGTAGACGGCCAGCATTAATCGCCACCTTCGCGCCACTCTCAGTTCCCCTCATAATGAAGGTAGAGAACTTATAACGAAGGGTGTACTGCTGCCCGATTACCATCAACGTGGATGAATGATCACCACTAATGACAACATCAGTCCCACTCTGGCTCACCACTGGAAGCACACGGCCTTCAGGGGAGGTGGCATCACCTGCACGTACAGAGACAGCCATGGTTGAACCCGTGGCTACAGTGTATGGCAGGGTGATTGTGGTCTGATTTGCACCTGCGTCATAAGCCACAGTACATTCAGATTCATACACCTTACGATCTACGAGGTATGCATAGGCTGAGTCAGTATCAGTCTGCCCAAGTTCAATATTAAGGCTCTCAAGGTACACACCATCACTACGCTCAATCACTAGGTACAAGGTTGTACGGATGAACTCAGCAGCAAGGATGTTGACGTTGGTTTCCTCTAGTTTCCACTTAGACCAACTGGACTGAAGCTTCTCGTTTCCTGACCAGTAGTACTTGTATACGAACATCGTATCCGGGGCATCACGGCTGAGTGCAACCAGGATTTCCTCGTTGTCAGCAGCGGTGAACTGGAAGACGTTCTTAGGGATATACTTAGGTACATGTGAGGTCACGTCAGCAGCATCTTTCACTGCTGTAGTTTTATCCACCACATACTCACGTACACCCGTCCAAGAGCCTTTAGGGGATGCGAAGTAGACGTTGTTACCAGAGGCAATAGGCTTAGTGACGGTCTCTACTTGGAACTCTGTAGTCTGTTCAATCTCAACCGTATTAGGCGTGAGAATCTTCTCATTACCCATTCGGAACTGGGTCAACTCAGAGAACAGGAGTAGTTGCTCATCGTAAGGTACTGCGTGTTTCAGCAGTGACACCTTGTTATGTGCAGCCGCGACATCGATGGGGCCATCATCAAGAACAGTGGTCACAGTAGGTTGCCAGAAGTTCTCAAACTTACCAGCACGTGACATAATAACGTTCTCATCAGCCAGTACACCAAAGCGGTTCCTGTAGAAGAACACATCTTCAATGGTATTCCCTATGAACGATGGTGTTGGGTTAGATGTATCATCACCTACCGTGCGATCTGCCCAAGTCTGTTGTTTAAATGTGAACGTACCGTCAGCTTCACGTACCATGATGTGAGGCATCGTGGTTGGGTCCAGTTTGTAGGTTATTCCACCCTTTACCGTTTCCACCCAAACACCATTACCATTATCATCATTCTGCTTATCAAATTTGACGTAGTAGTTATCAAATGCAGACTGATCATCTCCAGCAATCTCTGCATCGAACCCATCAGGTCCATGCTGTGGCAGGTCTTTAAACTGTTGAACAGCTTCCTTAACACCAATCATCCCGGTGCCACCTTGGCCATCCTCAGTTGCCACAGAGAACTCACGCCCATCTACATACTTGATATGCAGAGCGTCCTGATAACGTGCCACGTACAGTTCTGGGAAGGTGGCTAGAACAGTCTCAAGCTGTGAGGCAATGTAGACCGTATCAAGGCTTGAGGTGTGGGCAGCAGTGGAACCATCTGGTGTGGTGTAGGTAACAGCACGGGTTGTACCTGAGTCAGGCGTAACGGTTACCTTGAAGGTTCTGCCGTAGTCTGACTTCTTTACCCAGACGATTGCTTCAGGGTCACGCACTGTTGTGAGGTCTGGTAGTACTGCTGTGGTGGTGGATGAGTTCACTAGGAACGTAAAGTCAGCCACAGTGACAGCACGTAGTACAGCTTTAGGGTCTGTAGCTTTGATGTAGTTGGTGTTGTTAGATAGGACATCAGCATCAATCGTGCCTGTGGTGTAGGCTGACAACCGTGCCCGGATGTACTCACCAGAGGTCCAAGCCACAGTTGCACTGGTGTCTGCCGTATCGGTACGCACAAGGGTCTCTTCCCCAGCGAAAGCACCTGTGGCAGACTTCTCCCACAACACGGTAGCTGTGGTGATACCTGTGGTGACCAAGGTGACCGTAGTCACGGTAGCTGGGAGTGTTATTTGATAACCATCACTGGTCTCAGTTGCCACAGCATCAACAATAAGGTTCTTCGTCATCTCTTCAAAGTTGACCGTTACAGGCGCACCAGTGAACAGGTCGAACACCTCAACATCACCATCACTGAATATCGCTGAGTACTTCTCAGTGTCATCTCTGTTCATGGTATGTAGGAAGGCATTAGATCGTGATGTGGTTGCAAGTTTTGCTAGGTGTTTAGTTGATGGACGTTGTGTTAATCCCTCAACCACAGACGAGTAACCATTCACCTGTGATTCAGCTTGGTTGGGGAGCCGTAAGACAAAAGGCTGTTGGCTCACCCCATTGATCATGTTTGGGATGGTCCCTGTTACGAGGGTTCCTTTTAGGGAAGCCATTAGAGAATCTTCCCTCTGGACTGCCGATCAATCGTGCGGAACGTACTTCTATTTCCAACCAGGACATTACCTTTCATGGTCTTACCTTCAGCCTTCTTCAGCATGGCCTTGGCCGTAGACTCATCAGCACGTGTGAACGAGTCGATGATCTGTGAACCAATACGTCCATCAGCGAACAGGCGACCTGCGCGGGTGTAGATATAGACACGGGCGACTTCAGGGATATCTTCAAAGTCCAATAGCCATACGATGTCTGCTTTGAGTGGTTTTGTGAATACGAAGGTGTGGTTGATACGATCCCAGAAGAACTCACCACGTTTGATTATGTCCGTATTAATGTAAGTACCTACAGTGTCCACCTGAAGCATCGTACCGACAGCAGCAATCTTCCCTGTGGTTGCATCAGGTGTCAGCGTGTAGGACTTATCAGTATTCCAATGGTATCCACGTGACTGAACCTCACGGTTAACACGATCAAGTGTCTGGATGGCCACTGAGGTATCCAAAGACCCGCTCCCAGTGAGATTGTTCACAGGTGCTTGTCCTATTGCCGCCAACATTGCGTTGATGGCTTCTAGTTTTGTAGTTGGTGCAAGAGTTGCCATGAGGTTCCTATTAAATGCAAAAAATGGGGGCCACCTCATTTAAGAGATAGCCCCCATTAAGAGAGAGATTATGCAGGAGTCGCGGTACGAATCCATACAGCTGCGTCAGGCTTCAATACACCATGACCACAAGCGTACTTGGAAACCATGAGCGTACCTTGGCGACGAATGTCGTACTCAGATTCGCTCGACAGGTCCATCAGCTTGACCGTACCAATAGACGACTTGTGCATGACAAGTGCGAGACCGTTACGTGCATCAACTGCTTGGGCGGTAGCATCGCCACCAGCTTCGACACCCGTGGTAATATTGGTGGTCGGAAGTTGGTTGGTTTTGACGATATCAATACCAGCGACGTTATATACTTTACCGGATGCGGTAGAACCGTTACCGGAGTTACCATAATCAACGTTGATCAGCTTGGAACTCGAATTGACCAGCAAGTAGTACTGGGCTGGCTTCAAGAATACCGTGCGATCCGACTCAGGAACGTTCTTCTCATCCAATGCCTGTGCGGCATCAAAGATGGATTGAATGAGCGAGTCAGCACTGGTGTCACCATCAGCGTCCGTAACAACTTCACCAGCGTTACCAGCCGTGGTCAGCGTTGCCGTCGAAAGGGCAGCTTTGACACCGGTAGCAAGGATGTGGCGGTCCATCTGGTTCGACAATGCCATACCCAACTCTTTCGAGTAGTGGCTACGAACACCATAGTGGTTCATGGCCTCATCGATGTTGGAGATGAACACGCTCGACAACAGAAGGTCGTTGATCGTGATCACACGTTCAGCGTGGTCGATGGCAGTGCCTACGATCTCAGCGCCGGGAGTGTGATATGCGGCAGAGGTTTTACCCATAATCGGGAACTGAGCCGATTTACCGCTGGAAATGGTACGCACCATCGTGCGGTTGAGTGCAACGTTGTTAATGGCAAATTCAGCCATAACTTCGCCACTAAATACTTTCAGGAATAGTGCTTGATCGTCACCAGCCAGATTGCTCTGGCCGACACGAGAAACGGTAGCATTAGACATATTAAATTACCTTGTGAGTTAAAGGAGAGTTAGCTTCCTTCGTTCACAACACGGCACATCCGGGTGTCCTAAGATCACCTACGCATAGGAAATCAGTCGGGCCTTCGATTCGGGTGTGATGTGGAAGTTAGATGCCGAATAAGGATTCAGCGCATCATGGTCACAAGGGTAGGTAAGGCCCCCCGCCGTAGTGAAAGGAGATAAAGCTACGGCAGGGGGCAATGCTCACCGGAGCGCGGTTTAACGCGCCTCTACAGTGAGTGTTCCTATAGGTGGCATTAATTAAATGTTGGAACGTCCCAACTTCATGCTCACCTTGTTTCGATATGCTGAGTCATTCTTGTAACGTGGGTCTGACATGTCAGCCGTTACCTGTGCCCAGCTTTCGTACACAGCCCCATCAGTCGATGTATTGTTACCGCCTGTCAGGGTTGGTTCGTTACCTTCAGATGCATCATAACGTGCCTTCAGACCTGCGATAGCTAGGCGTGAAGAGTTAAGGTCACCTGCGTCGATGGTTGCGTTGAAGGCATCAATCTCACCTTCAGCAAAGTTCTCAGCAGCCCAAGATAACATCCCTTGGTATGCCTCTTCGCCACCAGCAGTTTCCATCATGGAGTTGTAGACTTGTGCGCCTACAGCCTGTTGACCAGCAATGAACTGATCCACCATGTCTTTAGGGATACCAGCCTTTTCCAAGGCCTCATACGTACCCTCAGACAACTCACCCTTCTCAGCAAACTCATTACTGTAAGAGTCAAAGTCTAACCCAGCGGCCTCAACAGCTTCCTTGGCTGCATCAACATCAGGGTTCTCTGCATCTGGCTTCTCAATCTTAGCAGACTTGTCAGCTTCATCTGGCGGTGTATCGGTAGAAGGTTCGTCAGCTTTATCCTGGTTACCTAATTTCTTTTGTAACTCAGCGTAGCCCTTCTCCAACTCTTCAACACTGCCGTACTTACCAGCAAACTTAGGTGCCTCTTCAGGCGCGGCTGGTGGTGCGGCATCAGGGTCACCTGCATTATCAACAAGTGCTGCCATTGCTGCATCGTGGCCTTCGGGAGGGGTTTGGGCTGTATCGGGAGAATCGATGATTACTTTATCAACCATAGTTTATTGCGTTCCTTCAGGGGGATTCATACCACCCATTTGTTTCATGGCTTCAGGGCCTAGCTTACCTGCCAGTTCCATCATCTGGTTGTTACCCTGTTGCTTCTGTTGTTCCTCTTTAGCCATAGCCTGTTCATTCTGGATGGTATCTTCATCCTTAATAAGGCCCTTATCATCAATGCCACGTGCGGTAGCTAGGCGTGACAACAGGTCACCAACGTTCAACCGTTGCATAACTGTAGGGTCAGCCTGTGCTAGACCAACGAGGTCTTTGACGAATGCTTGTAAGGTCTGCAAATCCTGACCACGGCCAAGTGCTTCAAGGCCCGTGATGATGGTAGGCTGTACAGCTTCTTTAGGAAGGGCAGGGACTTTACCTGCTTTCTGTAAGCGCCACATCAGGATGTTCACCAGTGGCAACTGGAAGTCTTGAGATAGGAGACCATAGAGGCCACCCAAGGCATCATCCAGTTCAGATGCTAAGAGGTTCCACTCAGTCGCGGTAACACGTTCACCATTACGTTGGATCGATGAGCGCATCAGGAAGGCTTCAGCTAGGCGTTCCTCTAGGCGTTGAATAGCACGTTCAGCCACGCCCATGTCTGCATGTTTCTGTACCTGAAGGGCTGACACCTCATTGGCGTTACCTTCAACTACATCACCATTCTCTGCCTCTGAGATTGTCTCTTGGTCAGTTGAACCATTAGGGTCCACCAAGAACAACACACGGGCTGAGATTGCTGCACCTTCGACTACGGCTTGCATGAGACCATCAAGTGACTTCAGGTCACCTAGGTATTCCTCAACGAAACCCCGTCCATAATCTTCACCGTCAATACGGGTGTAACGTAGGGCCAACCAAGGAACACGGTCCAATGGGTACGTACCCTCAGAGCCTTTAATGGTGATACCTTTGATCTCTTGGTGTACTTTCCAACGCTTACCCACAACTCGTACATACGTGTACATGTCCACAGTCTTATCTGGGGATTCATCTGTGGTATCATTTTCCATTGTCTTCTTAACATCATCTGGAACCTGATCTGGGGAGATTGACTCACGCACCACGATCTCACGTAGGTTACCCATTGGGTCACGCTTGACTACGTATTGGGAAAGCTTGAATACCCGCATCCCACCTTCTTTAGGGAGATACAATAGACTGTTACCACCAACGATCAGGTGCTTTAGGCATTCAAATAAGGGTACGCGAAGAGCATCACGTTCAACCTTGGTTTGGACTGCACGTTCAATAGAACCAAGTGCAGCTTCAACTTTAGCCCTAGCACCTTTCTCCTTTGCAAGTTCATCAAGTGTGAAGTCATCAATGGAGTGGCGAAAGAAGGATTGATTCGGTGGGAGCAAAGCCATCAGCAACTTACCACTGAGGTTATTAACTCCCTTGGAACCCACACTTTGATATGGGGTGTCTAGGTTTGTGGCACCATTCGATCCTGACGGGGGGATCAATGCTGGTAATGTTAATTCAGAAGCCTCACGTGCCCGTGATAAATACGGTTCACGTACAGTCTCAAGGTTCGCATAACGCTGTTCCCCAAGTCCTTTACCGTTGGCTTCGGCTCCCACCTCATCCATTAATTAGTGGAGCCAGTTGAGGTGGTAGCACCACCGGGAACATTGAGGCCAGCACCTTCGGTCATGCCCCCTACGTTCTTATCAATTTTCAGTTTCTTAATACCCTGCTTCTTTGTGTTCAGGGCATCACCTTCCACGCCTACCGTATCCTCGTTCAACACTGGTGCTTCAGGAACTGAAACTGCTGGTGCTGCAACAGGTGGGGCAGGGGTGGGCGCAGGTGCGGGAGCGCGTGACATGCACATGTTTATTTTACCTCTAGAAGATTTTCGGATTGAGATTTCGATATCGATTTCAGTCGCCGCACCACATCGACTTGCCCAGCCTTGAAACACTTCTCATCATTCGATAAGTCGTACTTAGGCATGACATCAGGGAACACCTTTTCGAGGTATTTGATGATTTCTGGGTCAATGAATGGGGGTGGTGGCTTCCTAGAGGTGGCACTATTTGTGCGAGTTTCGGGCACGATTCACCTTCTTTGATTGGATTCTGAGGTTAGATGTAGAGTTATTTCGTGGATTTCGATCTCTATGGTCCACATCCTTACCTTTTAAGGCTGCTTTCCCATGTTTCTTGATCATCAGCTTTCTAGCTGTCCCACGTGCATTTCGCCTCTTAATCTGTTCAGGTTTAGCGTGGTAGTCCCGGTACTCTTTCTTGTAGTCACGCTTCCGGTTCGACATTGAGATCATCTTCGTAAAAGAAGAAATCCTTCTTGCCGTCAGTTGCCCGCATCAGTGGGACGTTATTAGCATCCAACTCGTAGCGAACAACCGTGTACTGCTTTTTGTATAGGGTAAACTTATTGCCCACACTCATGGGGCCTTTAGCATCTTTAAAAGCTTTAATACGCATGTTAATCCTATAGGTTTGTTATTGGTTACCTATAGGTGGCGTTATTCGTTTTTATGGATCACTCTTCACGGTAGTGGAATTTTATTTCAGGAACTTTACGGTTATCTAGATATTCCTTGGCGCGGTAAAT